AGCTGGCCGGCGAAACCGATCCGGCGCGTATCCACGCTGTGCTTACCGAAGAGCACCGTGCAGCGTTGGTGGAGTTGGCTGATGGTTAGTCCGTGGCGCGCTGGTTTCTTGGATGGCCTGCGGCCTGAGGAGCCGTTGACTGTTTCGGAGTGGTCGGACCGTTATCGGAAGCTGAGCAGTAAGGCATCGGCGGAGCCTGGACCGTGGCGGACTTCAAGGACGCCTTACCTCAAGGAGCCAATGGACTGTCTGAGCAGCACCAGCAGCGTGCAGCGGGTGGTGATGATGTTTGCTGCACAAACTGGGAAGACAGAAGCCGGAAGCAATTTCTTGGGGTACACCATTGCCCACGCTCCCGGTCCTCTGCTTGCTGTGCAGCCGACCGTGGAGATGGCCAAGCGCTTAAGCAAGCAGCGACTGGAGAGCTTGATCAACGAAACGCCTTGCCTATCAGAGAAGATTGCCCCGGCCAGGTCTAGGGACTCGGGCAACACGATGTTCTCGAAAGAGTATCCGGGCGGAATCTTGTTATTAACCGGGGCGAACAGCGCCACTGGCCTGCGATCTGCCCCCTGTAGGTATTTATTCCTAGATGAGATCGACGCCTTCCCGAGCGATGTGGATGGCGAGGGTGATCCGGTGGCACTAGCCGAGCGGCGGACGACAACGTTCGCGCGGCGGAAGATCCTGCTGACCTCGACGCCAACGGTGAAGGACTTCAGCCGGATCGAGATGGAGTATGAGCGCAGCGACCAGCGGCGGTTCTATGTGCCGTGCCCATGCTGCGGTGAGATGCAATGGCTGCAGTGGTCAAGGCTGAAGTGGGACGACGGGCGACCAGAAACTGCAAGGTATGAGTGCGAGAAATGCGGCGAGCGATTCGAGGAGGTGCATAAGCCGCGGATGCTGAGTGCTGGTGAATGGCGAGCTACAGCACCGAGCGATGGGCGGACTGCTGGCTTCCATCTGTCGGGGTTGTATAGCCCGCTGGGATGGTGCAGCTGGGAGCAGTTGGTGGATGACTTCCTGCGGGCGAAGGGTGATGGACCGGCGCTGAAGGCCTTCGTGAATACTCGGCTGGCTGAGACCTGGGAGGAGGACTACGCCGCGGCCGTGAATGCTGACGGCCTGATGGCCAAGCGGTTGGCGTATGAACCTGGCACCTGCCCGGATGGGGTAGTGCTGTTGACGGCTGGCGTCGACGTGCAGGACAACCGACTGGCGGTGACGGTCTGGGGATGGGGCGAGGGCGAGACCGGCTGGATGGTGTGGCACCAGGAACTGATGGGCGACCCGACGCAGCTGGAGGTTTGGAAGCAGTTGGATCAGGTCTTGGCTACCGGATGGGCAACGGCTGGCGGGAAGGAGTTGAAGATCGCGCAGATGGCGATTGACTCTGGCGGCCACTGCACGCATGAGGTCTACAACTATGTGCGCGAGCGCGTGCGCCAGGGCGTAGTTGCAATCAAGGGCAGCAGCCGGCGCAACAGTCCGGCGGTTGGCAAGGGCAGCAAGGTGGATGTGAACTGGCGCGGCAAGGTGTTGAAGAAGGGTGTGGTGCTGTACCAGCTGGGGACTGACACGATCAAGACCACGCTGTTCGGGAGGCTGCGGCATAACGAAGGCAGCGGCAGCTTGAACTTCGGCATGGCTGCTGATGCTGAGTATTTCAAGCAGCTCACCAGTGAACGGCAGGCGTTGCGGTATCACCGTGGTTTCCCGATTCGGGAATGGGTAAAGAAGGCAGGTGATCGAAACGAGGCGCTTGATTGTGCGGTGTATGCCTACGCAGCGTTGTTGATTTATTCGCGCAGGATGAATCAGGCAACGATGTGGGAGCAGTTGCGTCAGCAGTTGGAAGAAGGTAAGAAGGCGCCGCTAAGATCAAGAAAGCAGCCGCCTGCCGCGGTTGGCGCAAGCAGCTTCGTCAGCAACTGGTAGGCCGTGAACATCCCGAGCGAGATCAGAGCAGGCGACACGATCCAGTGGCGGGATGATGCTGGCGTCGACAACCTGGGCAATACGGTCAGCAGCGCTGCTTATACGTTGACCTACTACCTGCGGTTTAACGCTGCGAGCGAAGGCGCAACGGTGGTCGGCACTGCGTATGGAACTGGCTGGGAGTTCAGTATTGCGGCTGGCACCAGTTCTGGCTTCGATGCTGGCACTTGGTACTGGCAGGCCGTTGCTACCAAGACAGGCAGTACCATCACGCTCGGCAGCGGCCAGTCGCTGGTCAAGGCAGCACTGAGCTATACGGGTTCACCTGCTGCGCTGGATGGCCGGACGCAGGCGCAGAAGGATCTGGATGCAGTGCAGGCTGCGATCCGCACGATCATCAATGGCGGAGTAGTCAAGCAGTACACGATTGGTAATCGGAGCTTGAGCAAATACGATCTGGCAGACCTGCTGGCGCTGGAGACGAAGTTGAAGGCGGACGTGAAGCGCGAGCAGAAGGCTCAGCTGATTGCTAATGGTCTGGGCAATCCGTTCAATCTGTTCGTGAGGTTCTGATGGGACTGCGCACCCGGCTGTTCAAGGCGATGGGATTCGAGCCGGTTCGGCCGCGGCAGCGTGCGTACATGGGTGCGCGAGTTAGCCGGCTGACCAGCGACTGGGTGACCAGTGGCACCAGCGCCGACAGCGAGATCAAGTCGAGCTTCAAGGCACTGCGTAATCGTGCGCGGCAGTTATGCCGGGACAACGATTATGCGAAGCAGGCCTTGCGTGCCATCCAGAACAACGTCATCGGTCATGGCATCCGGCATCAGGGACAGGTGCGGATGCTGCGTGGCGGCCGGCTGGATGAGGCGATGAACGCCCAGATCCATGAGGCGTTCGAGAAGTGGATGAACAAGTATCGCTGCGATGTCAGCGGCCTGCTCGGCTTCCATGACATCGAGCGCTTGGCGGTGCGGAGCCTGGCGGAGAGCGGCGAGATCTTCATCAGGATGATCCGCCGGCCGTTCGGCGACTCGAAGGTGCCGTTCGCGCTGCAGCTGCTGGAGGCGGACTACCTGATTGATGACGATGTGCCGCAGGCCAAGGATGGCAACACGGTGCGGATGGGCATCGAGGTGGATCAATATCTGCGGCCGCAGGCGTACCACTTCTATGCGAACCATCCGGGTGATACCTATGCCGGCAACGCGCGGACGACAGGCCGCCGGATCCGGGTGCCTGCTGATGAGGTGATCCATCTGTTCATCCCTGAGCGGCCTGGCCAGACCAGGGGCGTGACCTGGTTCGCTTCGGCGCTGATGCGGCTGCACATGCTGCAGGGCTATGAGGAGGCCGAGCTGGTGCGTGCGCGGGCGAGCAGTGCGCTGATGGGATTCATCACCAGTCCCGAGGGCGAGCTGACGCCGGACGATGTGTATGAAGGCGAGCGCGTGAGCGAGTTCCAACCTGGGGTGTTCAAGTATCTGGATCCCGGCCAGACCGTGACGGTGCCCGACATGAATGCACCCGACGGCCAGCTGGAACCATTCACGCGTTCGATGCTGCGTGCTGTGGCTGCTGGCTTGGGCGTGAGCTTCGAGAGCATCAGCAAGAACTTCTCGGAGAGCAACTACAGCAGCAGCCGGCTGAGCCTGCTGGAGGAGCGCGACGCTTATCGCGTGCTGCAGCGGTACATGATCGAGAACTTCCACCAGCCGGTGTTCAACGCATGGCTGGAGATGGCGGTGCTGAGCGGTGCGCTGAACCTGCCCGGCTATGAGAGCAACCCTGATCGCTATCGCGCTAGCAAGTGGGTGCCCCGGAGCTGGGAATGGGTGGATCCACAGAAGGAGGTGGATGCCTACAAGACCGCGGTGCGCTGCGGCTTCAAGACGCTCTCGCAGGTGATCGCTGAGCAGGGCGGCGACCTGGATGATGTGCTTCTTGCACGCCAGAGCGAGCTGGCGATGCTGGATGAGCTGAACATCGTGACCGACACCGATCCGAGCGAGGTCACGGAAGGTGGTGCGGTGCAGGCTGCGCGGCCGATGGGCACCGAGCCACCGTTCGAGGAAACCGAGCCGGTGATCGAGGAGGAGGAGAGCTATCCCGAGGAGGAAGGGACTGAAGACCTCAGCGAGCAACTGCAGGGAGACTGATGGCAAACGTCGCCGGAACCGAGGTTGACCTGATGCCGACTGATGGCATGAGGGATGAGGCACAGCGCTACCGGGACTGGAAAGCAGAAGGCCGCGATGGTGGCACTGAGGTGGCGGCTACCAGGGCGGGGCAGATCCTGAGCGGTGATGAATTGAGTGCCGACACGGTGATCACGATGGCGGCATGGTTCGCTCGCCATGAGGTGGACAAGCAGGGCGAAGGATTCAGTCCTGGGGAGGATGGTTATCCATCGCCTGGACGTGTGGCATGGGCGGCCTGGGGTGGCGATGCTGGTCAAAGTTGGGCTACATCGAAGGCCGATAGAATCAAGGCATTACAAGAAAGAAGCGCGGTGGACTTAGAGCGCCCCTATCCGAATGAGCACGCTGCTCGGTTGAAGGATCCCGATCAGTACGACTCATTGCGTCGAGAGAACGATGCGGGCGGCTCAGGCATTGATTTCATCTACGGGATCAAGGAAGGCACCAGCGAGATCCAGGCCATCCGCTTCCGTAGTTCGCAGTACACGCCGGCCGAGGCACGGGCGTGGTTGTCTGAGCATGACTTCGATCCGATTGAGTTCGAGGAGGCCACCGGCGATGGTGAGGGTGAACGTGCTGCACCGGATGAGCTGAAGGAAGGCGACTTCGTGCGTTGGGATTCAAGCGGTGGCACTGCCCGCGGACGGATCGAGCATGTGATGCGCGAGGGCACCTTGGGCGTGCCCGACTCCGAGTTCAGCATCAATGCCAGCGCTGAAGATCCTGCTGCACTGATTCGGATCTATAGCGAGGGCGATAGCGGCTGGGAAGCGACCGAGACGTTGGTAGGGCATCGGTTCTCGACGCTGACGAAGATCCCGACGCTGCGTGCCATGGAGGGCAAGTACAAGCGCAGCGAGGTTGTCGAGTTTGATTCTGTTGAGGATCGGACCTTCGAGTTTCCATTTAGCTCGGAGTATCCGGTGGCTCGATATTTCGGCAACGAAATCCTGAGCCATGAACCGAAGGCGGCTGATCTTAGTCGCCTGAATGACAGCGCCCCGCTGTTGTTCAACCACAACCCCGACAAAGTGATCGGAGTAGTGGAGCGTGCATATATCGATGGCAAACGCCGGAGAGGTTATGCGCGTGTGCGGTTCAGCCGCAACGCATTCGCTCAGGAAATCTTGAGCGATGTGAAGGATGGCATTCTTCGGAATGTCTCCTTCGGCTACTCCATCGACAAAATGGAGGAGCGTGGTAGTGGCGACTTTGTTGCTACTGCTTGGTCCCCGTATGAGATCTCTGTGGTCTCTGTACCGGCGGACAAAACCGTGGGCATCGGCCGCTCGCTGGAGCCCACTGATGACGCTGCTTCGGCAGCACCAACACCTGATCCCCTTCCTTCAATGGAAAACACCACCCCTGATCTGGCAGTGGTGCGGGCTGAA